AAGTCAAGTACCGTATAAACAGGTGGCTAAATATAGGAATAATAAATTGCCTTTATTGTTCTTTCCGACTGTGATTTTCTCAGTTGCAAAGAAGTACAATGAAGCGTATGCTTTGGTTGAGACCAATAACATTGGTCAACAAGTTGTCGATATTCTGCACTATGATTTGGAATACGAAAACATATACAAGTTAGAACATCATCATATTAAAGGTCAAAGTATTTCTGGTGGATTTAAAAGGTCTACTAGTTTTGGTATCAAGACCACAAAGACAGTAAAAAAAGTCGGATGTGCTAACTTAAAGACATTGGTGGAAAATGATAAGTTAATTATCAACGACTTTGACACCATTGCCGAAATGAATACCTTCACTAGAAGCCGTGACAGTTATGCTGCGGAAGAAGGTAATAATGATGATTTGGTTATGGGGTTAGTTTTGTTTTCTTGGTTAACAGCACAGTCATTCTTTAAAGAATCGACAAACATTGATATTAGAAAGTTGATGTTAGCGGAACAAAACATGCTAAGTGAGGAAGAACTAACGCCTGTTGGTATATTTGACGATGGGCGGAAAGAAGAAGTTGTTGTGGATGGTAACGACTATTGGACAGAAAAAGGTTATCATTCCTCAACTTTCTAAATAACTAAATACAGTATAAATTCGAATTTGACTCATACTTTTAAAGGAGAAATCCATGGCATTTCAGCTATCACCTGGGGTAAATGTATCAGAAATTGACCTGACTACAATTATTCCTTCAGGCGCCACTTCAATTGGTGCATTTGCAGGTCCTTTTGCATGGGGTCCAGTCGGTGAAATTATTACAATTTCAAACGAATCAAAACTTTCCGATACTTTTGGTAAGCCAGATTCAACTAATTATGAACACTGGTTCTCTGCTGCAAATTTTCTTGCGTATTCTAATAATCTTAAAGTTGTTCGTACCTTCGGTGCCGCAACTAAAAATGCAGTTGCAAACGGTACTTCCATTCTAATCAAAAATGATGATGACTGGTTAGACAACTACTCAAGTGGTGCAAACACTTATGGTGAATTTGCCGCTAGGTATGCTGGCGCACTTGGTAACACATTAAAAGTTTCATTGGCAGATGCTAACACATTTAGTGGTTGGGCATATGCTGCACAATTCAACGGCACTCCAGGAACTTCTACATACACTTCTAATCAAGGTGGTGCAAATGACGAAATTCACATTATCGTTATTGACGAAGAAGGTAAAATTACAGGTACTTCTGGTACAGTATTAGAAAAGTTTGCATATGCATCAAAAGCTGCTGATGCTAAAGATGATAGTGGTAACTCAAACTATTACAAAAATGTTATTGCAAGTAAATCCAAGTATATTCGTTGGATGAGTCATCCAACTTCAAATGGTATTTCAAATTACAGTAACACTTCATCTACATGGGGTAACAATGCATCAGGCACTTCTTTCACAAGACTTGCAAATACTGTCACTCTATCACTAGGTAATGGCACTACTGCAGGTGCTGATGGTACTATTGTTGCTGCAAATACTACTGCTGGTTACAACTTGTTTAGTAGTGCAGAATCAACAGACATTTCTTTGATTGTTACTGGTCCAGGTGCAAATACAATTAGTGCTTCATTAATTTCTCTTGCAGAAACAAGAAAAGATTGCATCGTATTCTTCTCACCTGCTAAGTCAGATGTTGTTGACAATGCTGGTTCAGAGGCTGCTGCCTGTGTAACACAAGCTACAAGCATTGGTTCTTCATCATACGCTTTCATGGATTGCAACTGGAAATATCAATACGACAAGTATAACGATGTGTACCGTTGGGTGCCATTGAACGGTGATATTGCCGGTTTGTGTGCTAAGACAGATATCGAAAAAGATCCTTGGTTCTCTCCAGGCGGATTGAATCGTGGCCAAATTCGCAATGTTGTAAAACTAGCTTGGAATCCATCTAAGACAGAAAGAGATACTCTCTATGTTAAAGGTGTAAATCCTGTTGTAAACTTCCAAGGCGAAGGTACAGTTCTATTTGGTGATAAAACACTATTAAGTAAACCGAGTGCATTTGATAGAATCAATGTACGCCGTCTGTTCATTGTGCTTGAGAAGTCAATTGCTAGAGCAGCAAGATTCTCAATGTTTGAATTTAACGACCAATTTACAAGAGCACAATTTATTGCGCTAGTTGAACCATTCCTAAGAGATGTACAGGGTCGCCGTGGTATCAACGACTTCCGAGTTGTTTGTGACGAAACCAATAATACTGGTGAAGTTATTGACCGCAATGAATTCATTGGTGACATTTATATCAAACCTGCTCGTTCAATCAACTTTATCCAACTCAACTTTGTTGCAGTACGCACTGGCGTAGCATTCGAAGAAGTCGTTGGGAAGTTCCAATAAATAAAAGAACAGGAGAATAAAAATGGCATTTAGCGTAAACGAATTTAGAAGTCAAATGACAGGGGACGGTGCTCGTCCCAATCTCTTTGAAGTTTCTATGCCTTTCCCTTCATTTTCTTCACCAGCAAATGCACAAACTAAATTAACATTTATGTGCAAGACTGCTCAGTTACCAGGTTCAACAGTAGGTGTTGTTCCTGTTAGTTACTTTGGTAGAGAATTGAAGTTTGTAGGAAATAGAACCTTTGCAGATTGGACAATCAGCGTCATCAACGATGAAGATTTTGTAGTCCGTAATGCATTTGAAAGATGGATGAATGGCATTAACAGTCACAACTTAAATGTTCGCAATCCACTTGCACTTGCACCATTGGGTTACTCAGTTGATTCTGAAGTTACACAATTTGGTAAACAAGGTAACACTTTGAAGAAGTATAGATTCATTGGTGTATTCCCAACTGATATTACCCCTATTGATGTTGATTGGGGATCAAATGATACTATTGAAGAATTTTCAGTAACCCTTTCATATCAATGGTGGGACGCTGTAGATACTGGTGTATTGTAACGAAAAGGACTTCGGTCCTTTTCCTTTTATAGAATGATATAATAATGGCTATTAAACTTTTCGGTTTTACCTTAGGTAGAAATGATGTTGTTCAGAGACAAAACCCTGAGCAACCATCTTTCGCACTTCCAACGGAGACAATGGATGATGGTGCAGTTACCATTACCCAAAACGCTCATTATGGAACATATGTTGATTTAGAAGGTTCTGTTCGCAATGAAATAGAACTAGTTTCTAGATATCGTGAAATGGCAAATCATCCTGAGTTGGAGATGGCTATTGATGATATTGTCAATGAGGCAATAACACACGATGAATCTGGTAGAACTCTAGACATAGTTCTTGATAAATTAAAACAACCAGACACCATCAAAAAGAAGATTGCAGAAGAGTTTGAGAATATTCTTAAACTGTTAAACTTCAGTAATTTAGCAGATGACTTATTTAAGAGATGGTACATTGATGGTAGAATTTACTATCACATTGTTGTTGATGAAACGAAACCAAAAGAAGGCATTCAAGAGTTAAGATATATTGACCCTCGAAAGATTCGTAAAGTAAGAGAGATTAAAAAAGGCGCAGATCCAAAAACTGGTGCGTTAATTATCACATCTCTTGCTGAATACTATGTTTACAATGACAGAGGCACAGTAACACAATCATATACCAGTTCAGTAAATGCTGGTTTAAGAATTGCACCTGAATCCATTTTGAATGTGAATTCAGGTTTGATGGATGCAAAAAATACATTTGTTATATCTTATATACACAAAGCGATTAAGCCACTTAATCAGCTAAGAATGATTGAAGATGCGGTTGTTATTTACCGTGTCTCAAGAGCACCAGAAAGAAGAGTGTTCTATATTGATGTAGGTAATTTACCAAAAGGTAAAGCGGAACAGTATCTTCGTGATGTGATGATTAAGTATAAGAACAAAATTGTTTACGATGCTGCGACTGGTGAAGTTCGTGATGACCGTAAACATATGTCGATGTTAGAAGACTTCTGGTTGCCACGCCGTGAGGGTGGTAAAGGTACAGAGATTACAACATTGGCTGCAGGGCAAAATCTTGGTGAATTAGCTGATGTGGTTTACTTTAGACAGAAACTATTAAATGCATTGAATGTACCTATCAGTCGTTTAGAACCACAACAAGGTGGTATGATTGGTCTTGGTAGAACAACTGAAGTTACCAGAGATGAAGTTAAGTTTGCTAAATTTGTGGCAAGACTTCGTAATAAGTTTTCACAGATATTTGACTATGCGTTAAGAACACAGTTATCTTTAAAAGGCATTTGTTCTGTTGAAGAATGGGATGACTTTAAAGAAGATATCTATTACGAATTTAAGAAAGACAATAACTTCACCGAAATGCGTGAAGCAGAATTGTTGAAAGAAAGAATGGGAGTTCTGCAATTAGTTGATCCATATATTGGTAAATATTATTCTTTAAATTGGGTCAAACAAAATATTCTTCAATTTACTGATGAAGAAATTGAAACAATGGATAAGGAAATGAAAGATGAAGAAAACAAAGGAATTGGCGGTCCTACTGTCCCGCCCGATGCCCAAGGACAAGGACAACAAGAACCTGAAGCAACAGCAGAACAATACCCTGCCGAAGACAACACTCAGGAAGCAGACTCCACGGAGTCGTTAACACCGATGTTAGATAAACAAGTAGAGAAGTATTCATCTGGACTAAATAAGCGATAAAAGGAGATTATTATGGAAACATCACAATTTATTGACCAGTTAACTGCTGGCAATGCATCTGAGGCAAAAGAAACATTGAACAATTTGCTTTCTGCAAGAGCGTTTGAATCGTTAGATGCTAAAAAAGTAGAGTTGGCAAAATCAATTTTTACTGGTAAAGAAGATTCAGTAGAAGTACAGGATACAGAAGAAGTTTAATGAAATCATTATTAGATTTTAAAACTATCGTTGAAGAAGAGAAGTCAGACTATTCAAAGTTTGACATGTTGGTTCGAGCCGGTCTTGCTAATAAGGCACAGATACAACGAATCCACAAAATTCTCGACAAGATGCAAGAAGAAAAACCTGTGTTTAATAACGCAGACAGAATGATTCTTCAAAACATGTTCAACAAAATGGTAGATTTGATTTCTAATAATAAACAAATCTTTACACAGGCAAGAAGAGCTGTTAAAGAAGATGTTGATACAATCGAAGCTGAGAGTTTGAATGAGGCAACTGACGCCAAAGACCCACCATACATACTATTGTTGAAAAGAAAAGCAATCAGAATCTATCCCGATGGTACTAAGGTTGCATTATATCATAATAAACAATTAGATAAATACTTCTCGGTGCCTTATGGTCCAGGTGTTGATGCAGCTATTCAGGCAGAAGAAACAGAATTAGAAGAAGCGGTTGATGCAATTGGTCAACTGCAAAAGATTAAAGATAGTCACAGTCATGGTACTGTAAATCATAAAGATGGTACGGCAAGTAAAATAGATGTACAAACTGCACATGCCATTTTGACAGTACATAAGAATTTGAATGATGATAATAAGAAAAAGTTTTCTGATATGGTCGCAAGGTCATCACATCATTTGAAAAAGGCAGCTGACTTTTCTTGGAAGCAAATGAAGTGAGATTTGTTGATTTAATTTTATCAAACAAATTGGATGAGGCAAAAAATATTTTAAGGTCTCGTTTGGATGAAATCGTTTCCAAAAGATTACAAGAAGCAAAACGATATGTCGCAGCAGACATGTTGGAAGAAGTAGAAGAACTTGATGAAGCGGGTAATCCTAATATCATCAAGATGGGCAGAGTCAATAAGATTCGCCGTAGAATTAGAAGAAATGCCAAAGGCAGAATTGTTGTACAGAAGAATGTGCGAAAGTCTGGCATTAAAGGATATAGAATTTCAGGTAATACTGTAAAGAGAATACCTGCAACAGTAAGATTAAAAAAGGCTCGTTTGTTGAAACGGTCATGGAAGACAACTAGAAAAGCTAAATTGCGCCGAACTCTATTGAAAAGAAAAATGTCAATGAGAAGACGCTCATCATTAGGACTAAGATAATATGCCATTCGAAATAACTAACACACAAAGATCCGCTTCTATTATTAGAGTTGCTGATGCCGGAACTACAACAGTATTTTTAGCAAACTTAGCAGTTGATGCTAATGAAACTGTTTCAGCTGCAAACATTAGAAGATTAACTTGGTCAACCAATGGTAATATTCAAATTATCAGAAACTCTGTACCAGTATTGATGTTACACAACTCTGGTACAATGATGCTTGATGAGTTGAATCATTCAGTAGCAAATAATAATGGTTCATCAATCGTTATTACAATTGCAACAGGTGGTTCTATTGTTATGGAAGTTACCAAAGTAGCAACATATGCAACTGCACTAACAGGAATGTAACATGAAACTTATTAGAGAAACCGTAGAGAATGTAAAGTATCTTACCGAAGCTACAGAAAACGGTAAGAAAAATTTGTACATTGAAGGTACATTCTTGGTCGGTGACAAGATTAACAAGAATAATCGTATGTACGAAATGAAAACTTTAAGAAATGAAGTTTCGAGATACAATGAAGAATATATTAAGACCAATCGAGCACTCGGTGAACTTGGTCATCCAGACACTCCATCTATTAACTTGGAGAGAGTGTCACACAAAATTGTTTCTCTTGTAGAAGACGGTAATACTTTCTACGGAAAAGCATTAATTCTTGAAACACCATATGGTCAAATTGTTAAGAACTTTATTGATAATGAAGTAAGTATC